CACATATTATGTCCTTACGTTAGTTGGTTTTGGCCCTGCATTACCTGCCATTCTTTTTCTGGCTACAGCAGAGGCCTTTTGTGACTTTGTCATCGCTGTGGCTTTTGCAAGTGGTACGCACTTCGGATACTTCCGACTTGAACCACTGGCAGATTTTCTTCCACACTCTTGAAACTTGCCACCTTTTTTCTTTGCTCCAATATCTACCCATTTTTGTTTAAACCATTCGTTTAGTCCACCCGTTTTCATAGCAGGTACACAATTAGGAACTGTTCTGTTCCCTTTTTTCTTCATTCCTTTTTGAACGTAACCTTCCCAACAAGAACCCTTCTTGTACATTACTTTACGCCTTGAAAGTTAAGTCCTCTTATAGCTATTCCACCACCTCTTACTAATTTTATTGTTTCTAAAGTTTTAGCTTGTGCTTTATGTAATCCGGATGCTTTGTGTAAAGCTTTAGCAACCTTTTTAGTTTTAATACTAGCCTTTTTCATTTCTTTCATATGTGAAACTGTACCTAGTGGACCACCTTTAGAAAATTTTTTAGTAAAAGTTATTTTACCACCCTTAGTAGTCCGTTTATCAAATTTATTTTTTGATTGCCCGTAGTTACCTTCAATAGTTACATTACTTGATTTTCCAACTTTAATGTTTTTACCATAAGTAATATTTTTTGATTTAGTTTTTAATGAATTACTACCTAATGATTGTGTATTTTTATTTTTGCTAATACCAAAATTACCATATTTAGAATAAATATCTAAACCAACTCCTTGATCATCTATTTTTGTTTTGCCACTTTGAGATGATTGTTTAATTATGTAAGGAGCTACATCTACACCTTTTTTAGCTTTAATAACTTTTATTTCAGCTCCCATAGAAGCTTTCTTAGGTCCCCAATCTTTTCTTTTAGTTCCTGAAGGATCTTTTATTTTACCCGCACATATTTTTGATGCATATGCGTTTGCATACGCTGAAGGATATACTTTAAATTTTCTTTTAGCTGCTGATTTACCTCTAGCACATAATTTTGTCATATTTTTTGCATTCCTGGATTAGTTGATAATATATTTTTTTCTGCTCTAGGTCTAGCAATTGAATCTTTACTTCTTTTACGAAGTTGTGCTGTAGCAGACTCTTTAATTCTTTTATCTTTAATTAATTTTTGTAAATCTCTAACTAAATTCATTTTTTATAACCTAACCCTGTTGTTCTATTTCCATATAATTTATTCCAAGACCATGAAGTTAATTTAGTCGACCAGTGATATATAAATGTTACTAAATATTTCATTTTTTATCCTTGTTCATTCCGCCCCTGAAGATCTGAGTTCCCTTTATACCATAGATGCTCGCCACGACAAGGATCCATAAATTTGTAAACCAGCTCGGAAGCTGCGAGAACATCTCAAAGAATAATTTTACTTTATCCATCGCTCCTGGATCATCACTTATAACAGCCCAACTCAGCACTGCTATTGGCGCTGACAAAATTATCAAAACGGCCTCGTCCTTCCAGTCCGAATTTCTTGATTCTAAAAGTTTACCTTGGTAAGCTTCCTCACCCTGAGCCATCTTTCTTGCGTGCATCATTTGTGCATCCGCCATCAACATTTTCGTCTCTTGACGCTTCTTGAAGATGTGCGTACCTGCTTGTGCCGCTAATTTTATCGCACTTAACCACATTGTATTTCTCCTGTCTTCTTATACTCATGAAGTCTATCATTTTATCTATAATTAAGAAAGCCCTGTAGCCTGTTTGTCTCCATCTCCAGGTCTGTTTATGGTGTCCTTGACGTTTTTTACAAGGAATAACTTTAGCTCCAAACATATCTGCGAATCTTTGTAGTGTATCCTGGTCGGACATCTCAATAGTACATGCAAATATTTTTGTTCTATTTTTTCCTTTTGACCAAATGCCAAAACTTCCTTCTCCATCAAATATTCCAGACAGAAAAATTAATTTAGACTGTACTGGAAGACTTTCGTATGAGTTTTTTGGTGTATTTTTTGACACTTTTAAACTTCTTTTCAGTTAGCCCTTGTGGGTTAGGTCCTTTTTTAGGTGGTGGACCGTAACGTACGCCTCCACTTAAACCTTTTTCATTATTTCTTCTCAAGTTTATCTCTCGCTATTTCTAAACGTTCATCAGATTGCTCGTCTTGTTGTGCTAGTCTATCATAATCAAATTCTAAACGTTGTGCAGTTCTTAAATTTTCTTGATCAGCTCTGAATTTAGTTTCCTCTGCTTTTCTTTGTAAATCCATTGCTCTTAAATCAATTTCTTGTTGTTTAATTTTAATTAAAGGATCTTCTTTGTTCTGATTTGCATTTTCTGTTTGTACTAACTCTTGAGTTATCTGTGCTGCAACTTTTGCAACCTCTGCTTCAAACATAATTTCAAATTGTTGAGGATCCTGTTGAGCCATTTGCGCCATTTCAGGATTTTCCATCACCATTTGTTTGACTTGTGCTTTAGCTTTAAAAGAAATGTGATCAGAAATGTGTGATTGTAGTAACGCATATACCTGAGGATTAATTTGCACCATTCTAGATGCCATAAATGCCATGTGTGCAGCAATGTGTGCATCGTGATCTTGGAATTCAAACGCTGTAAGCAACTTCATTTGAAGTGCACGTGCATTTTCTTTTGCAGGATCTAAGGGTTCTGGTTGTTTTGGTGGTGGCTTTAGAATTTGATCTATAGTTTTAGTTCCAAGTGCTTCATAAACACGTCTATAAGCTTCGTGTAAATTATGCATTCCTGGATTTGACTGTGCAATTTGTAATTGTGCTTGTGCAAGTGTAACTCTTTGAGCCATAGACATTATATTTGGATCAGCGACAGGTAAAATATCAACTTTTTTGTCAAAATCTGTTTGTTTAATTGTTCTTGGCCCACCGTAAACATCGTATGGATATTCTGGTGGTAAAGATTCACCACAAATTCTTGATAAAATTTTAAATTCTAATCTCATAGCGTAGTAACATCTTTTATGAACACCACTCATAACTCTTGATCCTCTTTCCATTAGAGCCATTGTAGTTCCAACTGCTCTGTTTTGAGTATCATTACCAACACCACTATCTGTAATAGCAGCAAATTTTTGTCCTGCTTGAACAACAAAGCCCATTAAGTTGTAAAGTGTTGGACTCGGTTCTGTAAAGGGTAAATTAAAAAATTGATCTCTAATATTTCCACCCGGAGCATCTACATCTCTAAACTCTCCTGGTTGAATTGGTTGATCATCATCCCTAACTCTAATACCTCTAGACTTAAATCCTGCTGGTAAATTTTTTAAAGTACCTGCATCAATAAGTTGTCTTAACGATTGAGTTGCTGCTTGTGATAAACCACCAATCATATGTGTTAAACCAAAACCATAAAAACCTAGTCCAGGTAAAAATTTGTAATGAACAAAATATTCTGTTCTTGCATAAGTAATGTCGTTTGGTTTGTAGTTTCTGTAAATAGATAAAACTTCTGCACTACCTTCGTCAATAGTTACAATATATGGAATTTTAATTTTTTTAGCTTTGTCATCAAAATCTTCATAGTCATCTAAATTTAAATCTACATGCATCTCAAGTATAGTATTTAAATAATCTGAACCCGTGCCTTTTACACCTTCAAGTTCATTTAATTTTTTCTGTACTGAATCTGGTTCTGTACTACTATCAATTAGTTCTATATCTCTATAAAACCCTGCAGCCATTTTTTTAGTGACCTCATTAGTTGTCATTTTAATAACGTGTGTAATTCTCTCACAGTCTTTTAAATCAGATGCGTAGTAAGGAACTACTAAATCTTCCGCTGGTATAAACTTAGATACAGGTCTATCTAATAATGCATCATAATAAATTTTTTTAAATGTAGATCCTGATAGGGGTAGATAAAATAACATCTGATCCATGTCAGTTGTGTAATCTTCCATCTCTTCCATCAGCAGGTAGTTCATATAATCTTTAACTCTATCTGCCTGTTGTTCGGTAGCCGGTGTTTGTAAACCAATTACCTGTGTTCGTACAGGACCATCAGATGGAACAAGTTCTTTATAAGCTTGTGCTTGGAATTGTGTAACTGATTCAGCTAACAAAGGATGCGTGACACCGGAAGCTCCTTTAAATGGTTTTGAAACTTCTTGATATTTAGTTCCTAATAAATCTAAACCCTTAATGTAGGCATCTTCCCATTCTTTTCTAGAAGTCTTATCTTTTTTGTATTCTTCAATAAGCTCCATAGCCATGTCTTTGAGCTCTGTCTCGTCCATAGTCTCTGAAAGATTGGCATTAAAATCGTCTTGAGGTCTTTCCTCTTCAACCTGTTCTTCACCTTCAATCTCTACATCTACAGGTAAACCATCTGGTTGTTCAATTTCTTCCTCTGCTAATTCCTCTGTTACTTTTTCTATCGCCATGATTAATTGTACCTTATTGGTTTAAACATATCCACCACAAGTCCGCCTTTAGACTTATAGGTTTTTTGTGTATTTCTCATTAGTGGAACCACTTTAATCGCATATGCATCAAAATACAAGCGTGGATCACCTGTTGGAATATTCTTAGTTCCCTTCTCGGGATTCATACCAGCATTACTGTGGTAATCACTTTTAATTTCTTTTCCTTTTAATGGGTGGTCTGATGGATATTTAAATCTGTCACTACTAACATTTTTATAAGGTTTTGTTGGATCTGATAAAGATATTTTTGTTGGCCCTGCTTTTGAACCATAGAATCTTGCATTCTTACCCATCACATCTGGAAGTACAGCTTTTCCTTTTTTACCAATACCCTTACCATTAGCGTATCCATAAAATCTTTCATTACCTGCTTTGTACCCTTGTCTGAAACTTACTTTGTCAAACGGGGCAACGGCTACGTAGTCAACATTCTCACGTGCAGCTTTCTGCATTAAATATTTAACAGCGTGGTCTCCATAAGAATCCGCTTCAACCATGGGAAAGTAATCTTTAGTGGTATTATTTCCAAAAGATTCTCTACTCGTAGTTAATCTTTTTAATTTTGTATTAATATCTTTCATAGAAGCACTGATTGCATTTACTCTACCAAACTCATTTCTAGCAAGAGCCTCATCTAAATCCTTAAGCATCTTACCTCGTTGGCCTACAAGTAAATTTAATTCTATATCTGAATTGAATGGATTAATTCTAGCCTCTCCCGACAATTGTTGGGCTTTAGTTAAAGACTTAGCAACACTCTGATTTACATCAGATTGTATTTCATTAATCATAAATACTTTTTTACCATCTGGAGTGAACCTTGTATCATATCTAATATGGTAGATGTTATTAGTATCACCAATTACATCAGTGAAGTGACCCCCTTTATTTCTAAGTGATGCATTAGTTGCAATATCTTCAGGAAGAGTAAATACAGTTTCTCTATAATCCTTACCCCCTTGAAGTGTGTAGTTAGACTCAGTTCCGTATTTAGTTTTATTGTTCTTTAAGGGTCCGACTTTGTTATTTAACTCTCCAATAACTTTGTTTAATGATTTTTTTTGATCTATAGGTAATTCACTTGTCGATTTTTTTAAAAACTCATTCATGTTATCAAGTTGTGCTTTACTTGGTACGCCATCATGTTGTAATTGATATTGCAATTCATCAAGGTTTCTTTTTAATGAGTTTGTCCCTCTATGTTTTACTTGTAACGCTTGGACATAAGTTTTTGCATTTTTATTAGCTACATCAAATGCTTCTTGCGCACCTTTGTTGACACCCAGTTCAATAGGTTTTAGTCTGTTGATAGGGTTTAGTTTGATCATGGCTCCTACTTCATTAGCATCAAGCTTTAGACCAAATTTCTTTGCTGCATATAACAGGCCACCTGTAAGATCTCCTGCTTCATTGAATACTGCTAAATTAGAATCGAATAATTCTTCTTTGGATACACTAACTTCTTTACCGGCAAAAGGTCCTGAATCGTATTTAAATCTTTTTTGCTCACGGATAGTTTTCTGTGCAGGCTTACCAAATATATTAAAGTTTACTTTTCTAGTAGATGTTAAATGATCTAACCACTCATCGGCACTGTATTTAGATCTCCCCATTCTCATAGCCCAGTCATATGTTGATGAACCAAAAGCTGGTGCCATGTCATCACCCATCTGTAGGGGTTTTGTTTTCTTTAAAACTACTGGTGGATTTTTTAATTCTCTTATAGCTAACTCTTGTCCCTGTGCCTGTGAAGGTTTGGGTTCATAAGTTATTTGTCTTTGTTGTTGTCCGGTGGTCGGTGTTGCTGAAGGCTTCTTCGCCCTTAGTAATTCTTTACCAGCTCTAAGTAATGCCTTTAGGGACATCGTCCCTCCTATGTAATTTTAGTAGGTTTGTTTCTACCTAGTTTGCATGAAGCTGTAACAGATGTTCCGTGTTTATAACCCATAGGTCTTTGCATCATGCCGCCAC